ACACATAGATATAATCTAGCATATGTTTTGTTTTTAACTCAGCAACAAGTCGTAATTTTGATATGACGTCTATCCATACGTGCCATGGATTATTACATGATTCTTTGTCTATTGGCATCCATACATAAGTTTGTTCAGCACCATAGTTTTTTATTGGTTCAGGAAGATTAATATCTATTTTGTTGGACCATTGTGACCATAACTTGTGTGTCTTTTGTGGTTTAAATTTTGCTTGATACAATAAAGGCCATACATGGTCGGTGATCATTAAATTGTTTTTTGTCACTAATAAAGGTGGTGTGCTATGTACAACACAATCGTAAAATTGTGCAACAAAGGTAGTTGCAGTATCAAACTGATCTGTGGTTTGTTTTGTGTGCCAATTTACCTTTAAAGTATAAGGACCGTCTATGTATCCAAACTCTTCGGTAAAATAGGATATGTCAGAAATAGGTTTTACTATCATTGTATTTGTAATAATTATACTATAAAATACATATATGAACAAACTTTTTTCCAATGGTTGTAGTTTTTTAACGCCTAGACCCAAAGATGGCGTAGAAACATTTGTTACAAAAGAACTGGCTAATATCTATCAGTGTGATCTTTCTAATCTAGCAATGGGCGGTAGAGGCAACAGTAGAATAAGTTTTAGCACTAAAGTTTGGTTTGAACAAAATGGTTCTAATGATACTTTTGCCGTAATTGGTTGGAGTAGTCAACATAGAAATGATTACGTGACTGACGATGGTTGGAAAGCAGGAAGAATCGAAGGCACTGATCTTACTTGGAGAACATGGAAAACACTTGATAACGTTTCATTTATAAGACAACAAAGAGGTTGGGATATTGAAAGAAATGCAACCATAAACTTTTTGGATCATGTGTTTGATTTACAAAATTATTTTGCAAGGAAAAATATTCCATATGTTATGTACAATGCACTGCCAAACAACTTTGACGTACCGTGTAGAGACTCAGAAGTAATTAGAAATGCTATTGACATGAAAAGATTTTTTAATCCTATGACTAGTCATTATGAATTTGTTTTAGATAAAAAATTTATTGTAAGTCCAAACGACCCACACCCTAGCACTGAAGGACACAAGCAATGGGCAACTATGTTAAAAGAATATATCGATGATAACAATCTACGCACCATCTAATAACCCTACTAGCAAGTGTTGGGAGGTATTCAACGGCATAATGAAAACTTGGCCGTCTGGAACCAAAGTAGTTGATAATTCAATGAATTACTTTTTAAACAATGACACTGAGTCTATGTTTTGGGGATTAGTCAATAATAACACAAACCTGATTCATCAAATTGAAGACACTGGCCAAAACTGGTGGTTCACAGACACTCCATATTTTGGGAGATTCGACAACAACAATCTATTAGCAAATAATCACTATTGGCGTATATGTAAAAATAATATTCATGTGCCTTATATAAAAGGTTTGGATCCAGATAGATTAAAAAGTTTTAATTTATCATATAGAGATTACAACAACAAAGGTAGTTACATTTTGGTTTGTCCGAGTAGTCCCGGGATTCATAATTTTTTAAATGAGATAAACTGGCTAGAACAAACAATTATGGAGATTAAAAAGCACACCGATAGGCCAATAGTAATTAGAGAAAAACCTAGAGGTAGAGGCACAAGCGGTCCGTCCGAAGCAGTTGTACCTTTACAACAACAATTGAAAGATGCTTGGGCATGTGTTACAAGTTGTTCTATTAGTGCAGTTGAAAGTCTATGTCAAGGTGTGCCGGTTATATGTCATGATATTAGTTTTGCAAAACCAATTTGTAAAACAGAAATAAAAGACATTGAAAATCCAAGTTATACCGATCCAAAAGATTGGCTGTATAGTTTGTCATATCAACAATTTACACCAGAAGAATTCGCAAACGGAACTGCTGTTGGAGTGCTTAAAGACTTAAAAGTTCTTTGATTTTAAACTGCTGATCTTGATTAAAATGCACGACACAATTAAACATTGAGGGCATATTTCCTTGTGTGTTCGTTATATTAAAAGTTTGATTAGATTTGATTATTAACAATGTGTTTGCTCTGTAAGGTATATGTTTTCCTATTAGTTGTATGTGTACTCCTCTTTGATCTGATCTTTGCGTAAAAAACCAATACCCAATAAAGTCGCTTTTGCTTTGTGTTGGTGCAATTTCATTTTGTTGTTCAATAGTAATTTTTTGTTCTTCAACAAAATCCTTCCAAACATTATGATTTGGATTTAGCCATTGTTCATATAAATGATCATAACGTTTTTGATCTATAGGTTGATTTACAATAATATGACTTACTGGAGCATTGTGTATATTGACTGGAATAATTTTATCAAGCATTTGGCAAACTGAATAACAAGTTTTGTTTGCTTCTTGTTTCTGCAATGATATTAATGCTTAATCTTTCAACTGTTGCGTTTTCTCTTGGAGTAACTCCGTGAACGCTTTTTCCTGTGTTAAGAAACATAACAAAAGTGTTTGGTTCATATTTTACTGTTCTTACTAATTTTTTTTCTGTATCTTGAGATATTTCTCGTCCTTTTTGTTTATGAACTCCTTTTACAACACTAGTGTCAAAAATTTCAAAGTCTCCACCGGTGCTTGTATCTGTGTCCTGTCTAAAATAAAGTAGTCCTGCATAAAGTTCCTGTGGATTATCGATGTGTGTTGTTCGTGTTGTACCAACTTTTATTGGATTATGAACTACAAATTGTGTGTCAGTAACCATGTCACCATTTTTTTCATCTACGCCTCTAACCATTACTTTTTTGTTAAAAACTTGTTCTCCATATGTTATATCATTTTTAAATAAGTTTAAAACTTTATTGTAATATTCTTGGCTTGTGTGTGTTTTAAAAAAATCTTGCCACTCTTCTGATACAGCGATTGTTTTTTTGTTTAGAACATCATTTGCAAGATATCTATGTGTGTGCCCTTCGATCAAAGGCAATTTTTGTTTCATTTCTTGTGTTGGAAAAGTTTTTGCTAAAGTTTCATAAAGATCTTTTGGCAATGCGTTTTTAATCACGACATGAGGATACGGTTCTTGAAAGTAATCAGTTTTTGAATTAAAATTATCTAGTACAGTTATCATTATGATGAAAATAAATTTATTAATTCTTTTTTCCAAACATCAGCATATTCACAATCTCTGTATCCGTCAAACCATGGTCCACCTTCTGTGTAGTGCAATATTTTAGGCTTTCCGTCTGCTGGCTCTTTGTACCAACCAACCAACCAATTGTATTCATGTGGTAAAGAACCAATTTCATTATCATCTAACCATGAGAATCTGTGTAGGAATTTTGGTGTTTCTTTGTTTAATAATTCTGGTGTAAGTATTTTGTTTTTCGGGTGTTCGCAGTTCCATAAAACCATGCTTGACCAATTTTTTCTTGGATAAACTGTTTGTACCTGTCCATCCATTTTGGTTCCTTCTTTAGGTTTGTAATCATGTTGAACACAAACCACTGCCTTGCTTGGGTCACAAAATTTTACTAATTCATGACTTGGTATCTGCCAAACAAAATCACAGTCGCAAAATACTGCCCAACCCTTAAAATCATTCATGTATGGAATAAAAAATCTTGTAAATGTAAATTCTGTAGATGCTAATTTGTCAACAGGCCTAGTGTATAGACCCTGTTCTCTCATTTGTCTTTGCTTTAATGGAATAACTTCTGCTGATGGATCTCGTCTTTTAATTGAATGTTCGCAAACTTGATAAGCAATATCTTCTCGGCTGTCATGTCCTACATATATTTTCATTTTAAATCTCCATCATTACGCATTTTTTGTCTAATTTCTGTAGCGGATATCTTTTGTGTTTCATGGTCTAACACTATTTCTTCTATTTTGTATCCAACTCCTCTACCATAACATATATTAGTTATGTTTGGCACCAATAAGATTTTAAATTTTCCTTCATAATCTTTAAGTGCATTTTCTATATTTGCCTTGACAGTGTCAAAATCAAAAGGATTGTCTCCAACACCTTGTACATCTCTAACCATTATTAAAACTTGCTCTGCTCTTTTTAGTGTTTCTTCAAAAAGTTTTTGATGCCCGGCATGCCATGGTTGCCATCTACCTAACATTTGTGCTGTTGGTTTTTTATTGTCCCATTTGTCCATAGTGTGGTCCTGTTGGTCCTAGTTTGTCTTGTATGTCATTTTTTATCATGAACGCCCACATCTGTGCGTCCATATGTGTTACTTTGTAATCATATTTTTTTGGAGTTTCAAACATTTTATTTGTATCCTCAAATCTGCCTTCTTTAATAGTGTCCATCCATATTACATAGTCAGCACCAAAATCTTCTCTAGTTTTTTCTGTAGGACAAACAAAGTCAGCAACTACTGTTCTGTTATCATCTAGTGCCTCTTGCGCCAATCTCTTCATTCTTTCTGCTTGTCTTGTTCTTCCTTCTGATGAAAAGTCCCAATCATTGTGTTCTTTTCTTACTGCGTCGGCATTTAGCCACACTGCATTTAACATTGGTGCAAGTTTATTGGCTAATGTTGTTTTGCCAGATCCGGGTAAACCCATTATTAATATTTTCTTTTGCATTATCTTTTAGACAAATATTGATGAATGTCTCTCCAATTATTTACACGCTTAACTTTTGCATGTTTGAACTTTAGGTTATATGCATGATTAATTAAAATTGGTTTTAAACCATACTTCAATGCAGTAATACAGTTTTGCCATTTGTCTTCAACGTAGTGTAAACCAGTTTTTGTAAATTCTGAAAGTGCAGAGTGTTTGTCGTCTCCGGTTTCTAAAATAAAATAATTTTGAAATACATGTTCACCAAACAATTCGGACAGCAGTCTTTTTCTTAACATTTGTGCTGGCACGTCTGATGTTTGAGATGTAATTGGTATAAATGTCCATCCTTCTGCATGTAATAATTTTACATATGTCACTGCTTCTGGCAAAGGTGGTTGTGTTGCCATCCATGCACTTCTATTGAACTCGCGTATTTCTCTTTGTATAACCGTAGGAGTAACGCCAAAACGTTTTTCCATAGCGTATTCCGATTGTTTATTGGGAAGCAATTTATAGGTTTGTCTTCTTTTACCTCGCACAAAATGACTTCTTTTTAACATCCATTGTGTGAAATGATTCTCCCATTCAAGAAGAACTCCGTCTACGTCTGTAAGAATAATTCTATTTGATTGTGGCATCTTCCATTCCTGCTACTCTTAATTTCACAATATTGGTCAGTTGCCATTGTTTTTGATCAAGTCCTTTAGTTATACCTAACCAACGATTTCTTAAAAGTGCAAATTCATTTACAATTTTGTCAAAGTCAACAACATCTGCTTCTCCGTCTACATATTTGTCAACGTCTCGACTTGAAAGTGCTCTTTGATAATTTTCTAAATATTTTTTAAAATGTGTTGACCTTAGTTTTCTTTTTTCTATGTTTAAGTATTCAAGAATTGCCTCAATTTCCTGTAGTTGTTGGAATCTATGTTCAACAATACCTGGTAGAGCCGCGGAGGCTTTTTCTAAGTTGCCCCATATACCGCATTCTTTTCTTGCTGTTTGATATTCGTTGTTGTAGTGAACTATGCAGTCTGGAATTTTTGAAATGTCTTTGCTTATTGTGTTATACCAACTCATTCGTCCTCATAATAGTTGCTAGTGTCTGCATATTCATCTTCTTCTGCGTCTTCCAAAACTATTGTGATTGCTTCTGTAAGTTTTTCGTCATACTCCTGTGCGGCCTTTAGCACTTTGCTTTCAACACCTTGATCTACAAGAGTTTTTACAAAATCAACTGCACAATCTAGTTTTTGTCTTTCAGGTATATAATGTGACACCGTGGTCCATATTTCTTCTATTTGAGTACTATCCATTGTGTGTTCCATTTTCCGTTGTATCCTGTGCAGTTACATTATCAAAGTCATTCATGACTTTTGTTAATTTATCACCTGTCCAGTTTTTTCGGAACTCTATGGTTTCTACCCCTTTAGAATCAACATATTTTAATCTGTTTCCCTGTTGCTTAATTACGCCTTTTTTCTCAAACAGATCTAATAATCCTGAATAAGGATCCATGCCAGTGTCATATGGAATTTTAACCTGTACACTTTCAAAAGGTTTAGCATATCTTGTTTTCATTACTTTACAAGCGGCTCTTATACCCCTTACATCTGTGACTTTGTTGCCTTTTTCGTCTTCTTTAAGTTTTAATTTTTTCATTGCAACCACAATTGAACTTGCATATATAAAACCTTGTCCTCCTGATATCTTATCATCTGGATCGAACATGTCTTGTGATGCGTATGTATGATTTGTAGCCATTAATCCTACATTCCAACTTCCAAACATGTTTACACAATTTCTTACAAGTGCTGTTAATGCCTTAGGCTTTCTACCCAAGTCACCTTTCATTTCACCTTTTTCAAACTGATCAACATCTGTTGGAGTTAATAACATACCCAAACTGTCTATTACAAATAAAACTTTAGGTGCACCTTCTCTGTTTTCTGCATGTTCATCTTTGTAGGACTTCATAAACTCTGATACAGTTTTTGCAACGTCATCTATCATAGATAAACTTAATTTTAACAATTTTTTTTCATCTGTGTCGACTCCAAGAGCCTGTAACCAAGCCTCGTCTAATGCGTTTTCAGAATCAATTAAAATTACAAATATACCTTGATCCTGTGCATTTTTAATAATATTGCCTGAAGCAATATAAGATTTTCCTGCTCCTGATTCACCAGCCAACACAGATACTTTTCCTAGGGGAATGCCTTTATTAAAGTCTCCTGATATCAAATAGTTTAAGGCAAAGTTTCCTGTGCTGATCCAGTCGGTTGGATCATTGAAGCCTATACCTAAACCTTGAATTGATTTCGTAATGCTTTTTCTAAATTTTGTTACATCAAATACTTTTGTCATAATTTTCTATAATATTATCCAAACAATGATTAAAACTATAATGATCCATGCTGGAATCTGTTGATATAGCATCCAATTCACTGCTTTTTTAATTTTTCTTTTTATATCCATATTGTTATATTACTACCGTTTGGCTCCAGTGTCAATATGATTACTGAAGCCAATGGTAATTTTAGTTTACTTCGCTTGTCTTGATCTGATTAATTTCAGAATGTCTTCTGCTCTTTTGGCACTGTCCGTATTTGGTTGTGCTGGAGCAGGAGTAGACTCTGCAGGTTGAACTGTTTCTGTCACTGGTTTAGTTTCAGTTGCAGTTGCAGTTGCTGGTGCACTAGCAACAGGTGTTTTATTACCTGTCATAGCCGCCACGCCTGCTGGTCTAAAGTATTGTCCATACTTCTCAAGATCATAAGCCTCGCCGTCCACAGATTTTTCAAATAATTCTTTGATTATTTTTACTTCTGCTTCAGTTGGTTCTTTTGGTCTAAAGTCTGACAAATTATGTAAACCATTTTTGTCAATGGCCGCTCTTTCTGACTCATCAAGTGGTCTTTCTCTTCTTGA